CGTTAAAGGATCCCGACATGCCCAGGAGCTTACAAAGCGTAACCTGCATGTCGTCTGGCACACGTATACGTACTACGTGCACCGCTGCACTAGATGATTCCATTATTGGTTCTAGTGCTCAAACGTGTCGCGGCTGCTTTCGCAGTGCTTGCGACACAAGAGAGATTATCTCCAACGGCCTTCGGCTTGTTAGGATTCGGTTTAGGTTACCCTATTCCGAATTGCCTGACCAGAAGGTTGTTGGTTTATCAAGATACCTCTCTTATCTTCTCCTTCAGGGTAGGAAGAGACCTCCCGTTGAGTTTCCTAGGAAACAATCACGCCAGCGTGATAGCAACGGCCTTCTTACCCTGATTCGTATGACGAAAAGAGAACGCTGGGAGTTCGCTCACAGTGTCTCTTCCATTAAGCGCAGTCTTTCACAAGGCTGCCGTCGTCATACGCCATCCGCGCGTCCTGCTTGGGAGCAGAACGCGTTCTCCATACCCCCCTCTCCTTCTTCAGACTATCTTGCTTTCGTTCGTAAGCAAGTATCTAAACTCTTCCCGTATGATTGGGATCGGGATTATGACAGCTTTGTCTGGCGTCATGTACCCAACGCAACCGCCAGAATGAACAGCACGCGTGCTGATAAGTTCTGGTGCGGTCGCGGGAAGAGTTTCCGTAGGCAGTGCCTTACTGGTCGGTCAGTCCCGATCGATCAACCAGTTAGGGCCCGGTACAAGGAAGTGATGAGTGCTGGCAAGTGCAGACCTCTCGTCATATATGACGAGAGTACCGAAGTGCTAGCTCCTCTTCACAAGTGCCTTGATGCGCATTTGATGCGTCAATCTTGGCGCCTTGTCGGACCTCCTACGGAGAAGAAAATATCATCTGCCTGTGTTTACCCTTGCCAGACCTCGGTAGATCTGGTGAGCGCCACAGACAACCTGTCACTTGAAGTGACAGAGGCGATACTGGGCTCTTTGCTTCGAAAGAGCCGCAATATTCCAGGACCGGTTAGCCTTCGGGCTTACCAGTCGCTCCGTCCATTAGTTGATTGCGACGGAGAGGAGCGGGAAGTATCGCACGGGCAGATGATGGGGAGTTACCTCTCCTTTCCCCTTCTTTGTCTTCACTCGTATCTTGCGGCGCTTTGGGCGCTTGGCGGGAGAGAAGGCAACGTCCTCGTTAACGGTGATGACACTCTGGTGTCATCTTCCCGTTATCTCGAAGCTTCAGATTACCCTAGCGGGTACAAGTTAAATGATCTGAAGACTATTCGTTCAGAAACCGTCGCAGAAATCAACTCAACAGGTTTCTTGAGAGGAAAAGGGGGCAAGTGGCGTGAGATTCGCAACTTGCGGAGAGGTGGATTTCTTACCGATTATCCAGGTATGCTGCACGCCGCTAAGGCTGTTGCCTGGTCAGTTGACTGGTCGAATGCTTTTGTTCGCTCCAGGATCGGTAAGAAATGGGGGTTCCTCCCATCCCAGCTTCGGTTAAACCCGAAGGCCTATGCTTGTTTCGACAGGCGTAGGTCAATGTGGAATCGGCACCATACCGATCTACCGGAAGCTCCCAAAGAGCTTTCCACATTGCTTCTGGGGGTCCGTAGACCTTTAGATCCCGACGAGCAAGTTTCCCTTTTTCTGCACCAGTGGGAAAACGGTCGGGAGGGAGGGAGGAAGAGAGACGTATTCAGCCCTTCGGTAGGCTGCGTACGTCGGACTTTCGCGTACAGGGCTGTGAAGCCCCGATACCGACTCAGCTACGTTAGTGAGTTGGCAAGTCTTAAGGTGGACTTGGCGCGAAAGGGAGAAGAGCTCCGTTATCTACCTGTAGATTACGAGAGCATGAGAGAGGCCCACGTCCTAAAAGAGCTTGCCGCTTATGGCTCTTCAATAATGGAGGACGTCTAGAGAATGTCTCTTGGCCAGTGTGTGCGCCTGCGCACGGAGGGGGTGGAAGGTTGGTACTGTTAGTGGCCAGTAGAGCCGTGACACCTACGATCGGAGGCATATGAGATCTCTCCTGCGAGAGGCACTCTGTTGTTAACCCTGCCAGAGGCGGGGATTCAGAGGCCGATGCCTGAGAAGGGGCGGGACCTCTCATAGCCAAAGACGACTGGTGAAGTCGGTCGACGGCCGGCCGTCGTGAGACGGTGCGGGTTGGGAGCTTCTCTTACTAGTGTCTGAGAAGCCAGTTGAGGATCAGAAGAGGAGTCTTCTGACCGGATACCCACACGAAGCAGTACCAGTCCTTTCATCAGGATCGCTGGTTGGCGCAGTCTCGAGGTAGTTAGCGACTACCGGCTGTT